GGCAGCACAGACCGGTTTTACCGCTCCGACTTACACATTTGTGGCAGACGTCGCCCCAGACATGAATGGCAAACAAATTGCTATTACTGCTCTTGGTGGGACCCAGACAGGTGTGACGGTTCACTCCGTTGCATCCCCGTTCACGCAGACCTTTGTGAGGCCAAAAACCTTCAAAGCGTTGGGGCAACCCAACCCTGTTACGAACCGGATTACGTCTGTGCCGCGCAACAATTACAAGTTGCTCACCCGCAAGGGTGTGACCGTCCTCGCTGGCCAACCTTTCCAGAACATGTTGATCACTACGATCATCGAAGTTCCGGCAGGCGCCGATGTGGCCGATCCGGCAAATGTACGTGCAGCTCTCTCCGCACATGGTGGTTACATAGCCCAAGTTTCAGCGGGCCTTGACACCGTGAACAGCGGCGTGATGTGAAATTAACCTCACATAATCGCAGCATGTGCCTCAATAATGATTGGAGAAAACGATGGACGCTTGCCCTCATGCTCTTTACCATCACCTTGCTACAGACCTTGAACGATGGTTACCCACTCTGTCTGGACGAATCCTTTTTGACAGCAATGTTGAGAAGGTTCCCTGGCCTGGAGTGACACCGTCGGAGGTGTCGTGCCTCTGGCTCCTAAACTCTCTTTTGAAGAAATTCGAAGACGAGAAGGCTAAAGATGCCGACAATAAAGCGTTGCAGAAGTTCCTCGCATCAAACGACCGATGCAGGGATTTTTGTGACGATGCTAGTACACATGACGAATTATCTGCGATCATACACGGCGAGTTTGATAAGTGTCTCTACGACACTCTCGAGCCCGTCGCAGACGAGAGCAGGTGGTTCGACATGGATTTCGTCCTTGACAACATGAGGACGGGTCCAGGTGCTAGCGTTGGTGCTTCTGGGAACTCGTACTACCATAAGGTATGCAACGGGCCTATGAGTACTACTCACGAGGCACTGTACGCGCGTTACAAAGCGTACCTACAGCGGTATGACCTCGAGTCGGACGTTGAAAATACACGTCTTGACATCTGGGGCGACCGAGACACTGTAGTGCAAGGAAGCAATTTGTCTTTTGCCTTCAAAAATTCCGACATTAGTCGGGTGATATGTACTGAACCCTCT